TTTAGGATATATTCAAAAACTATATGACTATAAAAATCAATTACATAGCAAAGAATTAAGTTTAGAAAATATATATGGTGAAGATACTGTAAATGAAATACTAGATAAGGATAGTGCCGCTAAAAAAATATATTGGAGTCAAGAGAATGTTGAGTTAGACTTTTATAATAATAAAAAGTATACTGTTCATACAGCAGCCACACAAGATAAAAATAAGAATATACTAAAATACAATTTTTATAATTTTCCGCATTATGATTTGACCGGAATAGAATTTAGTAGAGCAGTTGGTCCCTGGGGAGATAATTTTAGTGTTGATAATGCAGGAGATCAATATACTGTATTTGCTACACTATTAGAAACTATCAAACAATATCTAAGAGATGAACAACCTAAGTATATATTGTTTGGAGCGAAAGAACCTAATCGTGCTAAACTATATCAAGCATTTGTAAATCGTTTTGCTAATAAGTTTGGATACAAACAAATTAGTGCTAATACCATTCCTAAACCTGTTACTTCAGTGATGCTAAGTTCAGATGATACACCGTTTTTACTACAGAAAATAGGAACAGAATCGGTAAAAGAAAGCGTCAAGTTTATAGAAGGTACCAATTGTAAGAATTGTGTATGGTGGAAAAAAGATAGCGAAAAACCTGTAGGCAAAGATGAACTAAACAAGTATGGTGGATTGAAACCACCTAATAAAGAATATATCGCTATGAGCAAGCGTGTTGATCTAGTCACATTGCCAGGTAAAGATACTGTAAAAGAAAAAGGGTTTTGCTACCATAAAGATATCAACGACTGGGTGACTGAGCGTATGTGCTGTGCTAAGTGGGACGGCAAGGGTGTTATACGTGATTATAAAGGCGAAAGTCCATTGATGGAATCAAAGGCAGAAGCAGTACGTAAGATACAAAAGTTTCTAAACAAAAAGTATAATGCTAATTTAGATGTTGATGGTATATTAGGCCCGCTTACATTACAGTCTATAAACAAGTTTATGCCAAAGGCTAAGAAATCAAGTGCGCCGGAACCAGATAAAACTACAAGTGTTCAAGGTAAAGAAGTAAAAGAAGCAAGCGGCTATATACCTAATGAAAAAGAAAAGAATGATCCACGATTTAAGACAGCATTGACTGTAGATGTAAAGCCCGACAGTATCAAAAAAAATGCCAAAGCATTTGGTTGGAACATAAGTAGAGCAGGCATACCCCCACTATTAAGAAAATAAAAGTTCTATTTGTTTCTTGACTGGTTCTAATTCTTCAAAAGTTTTTTTAATTTTATCATCTATTTCTGAATAATTTCTAACTCTTTTTTTATAATCAAATTCAGATTCTACATATTTACTTTGAACATTAGATAAATTTTTTTCAATGTATTTTGGTATTTCGTTATATTCTAACTCTAAAAAATTATAATTTAATTTTTTAAATTGATTAATACGACAATCGTATATTATTTTTTCTATGCAATCAAGATACGCGGTTTTAACGTCATATGGTATTATTATTTTTTGCCTACTATGCATTTCTTTGTTTTTTAAATCGTTTTTATGGTCTATGCGGTAAAATGGAGAACTGAAATTTTTCATAAACCTGTAACTACATATCATGTCTGTATAGTTTGTTCTATATGTACAATAAATTTTATCATACATATTCAATTTAAAATAACTCAAATCTAAAAAATCACCTTTTTCCCAAAAAATAGGAAGATCATGTTTTGTCTTATAGATATTAAATCCATAACAAGCAAAACACTTTGCTACAAAGTTAGAATCATTTTCTAGCAATTCCGTAGTTTCAATAACTTGAAGTTTATGGCTGTTCCATAAATCAGTTGAGGTTATTTTTATACTTTTAATTTTATCGCGGATGTTTTCATATGGTTCCCATAAATTTTTTAAATTAAAGTGTTTACATAGAACATCCTGAAGTAATGAAGACCTAGTTCTAGGAAAACCAAAAAGTAATATTTTCATATCTGATATTTATAAATAAGAGTACTATGACGAAAAAATCTATCAAAATTCTTGTAATGGGTCTGCCGGGCGCCGGCAAAACATATTTTACTAATATATTGAAAAGAGAACTTGAATCAATAATTGGAGTCACTACTGAATGGTATAATGCTGATGAGGTTCGCAAGCAGTTCAATGACTGGGATTTCAGTCATGAAGGTCGTATTAGGCAATCGCATAGAATGCACGACCTTGCAGAAAGTTCAGAATGTGATTATGTGATTTGTGATTTCGTAGCACCATTAGTAGAGATGCGTAACAATTATAAAGCAGATTGGACAGTATGGATCGATACGATTGAAAAGGGTAGGTATGAAGATACCAATAAAGCATTCATACCCCCGACTGTTTATGATTTTCGCATCACAGAACAAAACGCAGAAGTATGGGCACCGTTCGTTGCCAATCATATATTGAAAAATCAACGCAGACCGGTATTTGACTATCAAAAAGAAACGGTAGAGATGTTAGGTCGCTGGCAACCCTGGCATAGTGGACATCGTGCGTTATTTGAAAGAGCATTAGCAAAGACAGGTCAAGTATGTATAATGATACGTGACTGTCAAGGATGGAATGGGTCAAATCCATTTGCTATTGAACAGGTAAAAGAGTATATTCGTAGAGACTTAGATCCAAAGTATCAAGGTCAATATGAAATCGTTGTCGTTCCAAACATCGTCAACATTACATATGGGCGTGATGTAGGTTACAAAATTGAGCAAGAGGTCTTTGACGATGCTATACACTTAATCAGTGCCACAAAAATCCGTAAGGAGATGGGACTCAAGTAACGTGCATCGTAGATTTGAAACTGCACTGGATGCCAGTTACATAATTGATGACCTTGACAAACAGGCACGTACACTAAATTATAATAGTGATATTCGCAAACTTATAAAGAATGCACACAAACTAGTAGGGGCATTGGGTAGTGCTGAGGTACGTGCTAGACAATTACACAAGCCCTATCTAGCAAACAAGCCACGCGAAGAACTAGCCCAGGCCATAGATTATTGCGAGAAAATGCTACTAATCCTCAGATTGACGCAGTAAAAACCCTAATAGAATCAATAACTTACGTAAGGCTTGACTTTGGGTTCATTTGGGCGCATACTGTATCTATAGTTGATTAACGGAGATTGATATGTTTCAGAACAAGGGAAATTTACATGAGTTTGTTGTGCGTACTAACAAGTGGCGCAGCATCTGGAATCATGCCCCGCTCAGTCTTGAGGTCAAGTCTGATCGCAAGATTCTTGAGGGCATTATTGAAAGTGAACTCAGCCCCGAAAATTTGACCTGCGACGGCGAACTTCCGCGTAGTGAGGTCGCTGCGAAATACAATCACTTTACACGGCTCTTGACCCAACTCAAGGAACTAGACAAGGCTTGACTTTGGGCGCGAACGGTGTTATCATTTATCTATAGTTGATTCACGGAGACATTTTATGTTCCAGAAAGAAAAGTTGATTACTCTTAAGTTTTATGGTGACCCTGGTCATGGTTGGGTCGCGGTCAAGCGAAAGATGCTAACTGATTTGGGTATCGCGGATAAGATTACCAACTACAGTTATCAGAAGGGTCAGACAGTGTATCTTGAGGAAGATATGGACCTCGGTACTCTCTTGACGGCGCTTGGTAACCGCGTTATTGGTGTGCATCTTAAACAGAAGCATACCAATCGTTATAGCCCAATTCGTTCGTATGAGCGATATCGGGCTTGACAACAGGTGTGAATAAGTATAGGCTAACTATACATTGATTGATAGGAGACTCTCATGGCTATTTCTGATAATTTGACTGTAACTAGCGTTCAGGCGCGTAAGGCGATACTGAAGGCATTCAAGGCTAAGCGCCCGGTGTTTCTCTGGGGCCCTCCCGGCATCGGCAAGTCTGAGGTAGTGTTTGACATTACTCAGGAACTTGGCGGTCATATGATTGACTTGCGTATGGCACAAATGGAACCTACTGACTTGCGTGGTATCCCTTATTACAATAAGGATATCGGTAAGATGGACTGGGCTCCCCCAATTGATCTGCCCGATGCTGAATTGGCAAGTCAGTACCCGATCATCGTATTGTTTCTTGATGAAATGAACAGTGCGGCTCCTGCTGTGCAGGCAGCAGGCTATCAGTTGGTACTAAATCGTGCTGTAGGCAAATACAAGTTGCCCGATAATGTTGTCATCGTCGCTGCGGGCAACCGTGAAAGTGACAAGGGTGTGACTTATCGTATGCCCATGCCCCTCGCTAATCGTTTCTTGCATATTGAAATGCGAGCCGATTTTGCGAGTTGGCAAAACTGGGCTGTGAACAACGGCATTCATACTGATGTTGTGGGTTACTTGTCGTTCGCTAAGAATGATTTGTATGACTTTGATAGCAAGAGTGCTAGCCGCGCATTCGCTACCCCGCGTAGTTGGACATTCGTATCACAGTTGCTTGCTGATGAGGCAGACACCGATAACGATACTATGTTCAATCTTGTCGCAGGTAGTGTTGGCGAGGGTCTTGCTGTCAAGTTTATGGCTCACCGCAAAGTGAGTAGCAAGATGCCTAACCCGAGCGACATTCTTTCGGGCAAGGTGAAAGAACTCAATGTCAAAGAAATCTCGGCAATGTATTCGTTGACTACTTCAATGTGTTACGAATTGCGTGATGCTGTTGAGAATCGTGTTGACAGCAAGAAGTTTCACAGTATGTGCGACAATTTCTTTAGTTACATGATGGCTAACTTTGAGACTGAACTTGTTGTTATGGGTGCTAAAGTCGCACTCAAGACTTTCAAGTTGCCCATCGAACCCAGTCAGTTGAAGAACTTTGACGAGTTCCACAAGAAGTACGGCAAGTACATCGTCGAGGCCGGTAACTAAGGTCCAAAAAGGTCCGTGGTGCCTGGTTCCTATTTTGAGAGTCTAGGAATTGGGCATCACGGATCATCTCAAATTGTTCTTGACTCTCACACCGATATATACTATAATATACATATGATGAACTCTCAGGTGATCAATATGTCAGATGTAATTCCCGGCACTAAGGGCAAGAAGTCAAAACGTAATAAAAAGTTTGACAATCTTATCGGTCCCACTGACCCCAAGATTGACGCACAGGCGCGTGAACGACTGGTCACCGCCCGTATCGGTCTACTCTTGCGTCATAGTTTTTTCGGCAATCTTGCAACACGTTTGCAATTGATCAATGCCGATGACTGGTGTGCTACTGCTGCTACTGACGGCAAGAAGTTTTATTACAATTCACGATTCATTATGCTACTCAAGCCTAAAGAGGTTGAGTTCCTTGTGGCGCATGAGGTCCTTCACGTAGTCTATGATCACATGGGCCGTCGTGGTGAGCGTGACCCTCAGATTTGGAACATTGCTGATGACTATGCGGTCAATGGTGACTTGAAACGTCACAAAGTGGGTCAGTTTATTACAAGTGTCCCTGCATTGTACGAACAAAAGTATGATGGCAAGGCAAGTGAAGAAATCTATGACGATCTTATGAAGAATGTTCAAAAGATTGACATGGACCAACTCATTGATATGTTGCTTGATGATCACATGGATGGTAATGAAGGTGAGGGCGAGGGAGAAGGCGACGGTGACGGTGACGGCAAGAAGAAAGGCAAGCGTCCCACTATGACTGCTGAGGAGCGTGAGGCTCTTAAGCAGGAGATCAAGCAGGCTGTGATCAATGCTGCTCAGAGTGCTGAGGCAGGTAGTTTGCCTGCTGGAGTTGAGCGCATGATCAAGGACATGACTAACCCTGTCATGCCCTGGCGTGAGTTGATTCAAACTAATCTTACGTCTGCGATCAAGAACGACTTTAGTTTCATTCGCCCGTCACGTCGAGGTTGGCATATGGATGCAATCATGCCCGCTATGACTCCCGGCGAAGAAATTGATGTTGATGTTTTTATTGACTTGTCGGGTAGTATTAGCACTGAGCAGGGCAAGGCATTCATCAGTGAAGTTGCTGGCATGATGGCATCGTTTGATGGCTATCGTGTCAATGTTGCTTGCTTTGATACTGAGGTCTATAACCCGCAGACATTCACTAGCGACAATCTTGATACTGTTGAAGATTATCAGTTGATGGGCGGTGGTGGCACTGACTTTGATTGTATCTTCAAACATCTCAAAGAAGAGGGTCGCGTACCCACTCGCTTGATCGTATTCACTGACGGCTACCCGTTCGGCAGTTGGGGTGATGAGAACTATTGTGATACTATCTGGATCATTCACGGTGACCCGGACCCCAAACCCCCGTTTGGTACGTTTGCACTTTACAACGATCACAAGAAGTAATACCATGAAAAAGTTTATTGCTATGTGGGATAATACAGGTTTAGAATGCATACTTAATGTAACTAAACATGAAAAGGAAATTGATATGTGGGAGAAGCGTAAGGCTTGGAACATATTGAAAGGTGATAAACTTGTCGAACCCAAACCTACATTGCCATTGAACCAAATGGTAATAAGGGCCCGTGCTAACAATCAACGTCACTATGAGATTTATTTTTTTAATAGTACTATTAGTGAACGTGATATACGTGATATGTTTGAAAACGAACCGCAAATTATTGTGGATTGGATTCGTGAAAACGGTATCAAGTATTTTAGCGACCGTGTAAAGACAAAGGATGTAGTCATCGTGTGATCATAAAAAGTATAGAAGAAGTAACAATATTTGAAAGCCCCGATGGGGGCAAAACCATTTATGCGCGTAAGTCAGGGCAAGACTATACACAAAGAGTTTGTATACAAGAAGATCCTGATAAGAAAGATCGTGACCGCTGGCTAGAATGGCGTGATATATTGGCTGCAAGTAAAGAGAATACTGGACTTGCTGACTTGATTATGAAAGCAGAAACATTTTATAGGTTATTAAAATGACTACCCCTATTACATTTGTACCTACACCACGATTAGACTATACTAAACTTTATAATGAAACTAAGGAAGATTATCGTCTTTATTTGCTTGAGCGTCAACGTGAAGAAGATAGAAGCGAAAAGATTAGATTAGAAAAATACCAAGAAGAACAAAGACTGTTAGATAAAAGGTTGCTGACTAAAGAACTAGAAGATGTAAGAATGTATGAAGCATTGTCCAAACAAAAGGGTTACAATGACTACAAGTACGCTTATTGGGTAGGTACATTAGTAGATCAATACATATGAATATAAATTTACATACATGGTTTAGTGAGCGCGAATTAGATTTTTGCCCAAAACACTTTATAAAAACTAGTACCCCGGTCACGCAAGAAAGTAAATTATGGGTATTAGAAAAACTTTCAGGAAGATTTTATGTCTCAACTTTTACGCATAGTCTATTTTTAGATTCAGAAGGTATTATATATTTTGAAGATCCGCAAGAGGCTGTATTTTATGAAATTGCCTGGTCATAAAATTAAACCAGTAGTAAAAACTCATTAAATACAAAACTATAGGAGACATAATTATGTTTTTAAGACACGTTGGAAAACATGGAGATCGTAAGGTAGCAGTTATTTTTAGAGAGGTTCCTGGTGAGCCTCATATGTGTTTAGTCACATATCCTGAAGTATTAAATCAACACATCCATGACCCACTCATGAAATGTATTGAAAGTGATATAGGACAAAATAGTGAAAATTTAGCGGACGCATTAAATCGTACACATACTAAAGATGGCGTAATCATTCTACAAAAATTACACAGCGAAGGCATGCTAAAGAAAATTCGTACTGAATCAGTTGTAATGACTCCTGCCCCAAACACAAAAATTAAGTTAGATGAATTGAACAAAATTTTAAATGAAATGAAGCAAGGTGAAGAAGCAGTTAAGAAACTTGCAGAAATGGATAAGCAGATGGGTATGCAAGACCCTGCTCAAGTAGCACGTAGAATGCGCGGAGATAAGGCCCCTGCTCCAGCAGGATCAGATGAAGCATTATCTGATGCTGGCATTGCAAGAAATTTGCGTGATCAGGCTGATCGCATGAATCTAGAAGCGAAAGGTCTAATGGCTGAAGCACAGCGTTTGTTGAAGGAAGCAGCCAGTCTTGACCCTGTAAGGGCAGTCAAAGAATCGGCTCCTAAGGCAAAGAAGGCAACTAAGGTAAAGTCTAAAGTAGAAGCGTAATATAAATGTCTCCTGATTTTCTTAAGAAGTGGGAACATATTATTGATGATGTTGATAAGCAAAAAATCCCTGTTGAGTTTATAAAAAAATTAATTATAAAGTTAGCAGGGAAACGTCAACAAACTATTAATATAAAAAAGTTCCTTGATCAAGGATTAGCTCCTGAACAAATTGAAGAAGCAGTAAGCCGTAAACTTGCTGAGTATGATGACCACATACAGAGTGTAGAGTTTGTGTTAAATATAGAAAGTATTGCTAAAGCAGTGCAACCGGAAACTGATAAATTACTAAATAAACTATGATAGGCTACATACCGATTTGGGGCAAACCTAAAGTTCATTTTGAACAAATAAAAAGACGTAACAATTCTGAACGTATTGTTATTCTAGGAGAAACAGAATTTCATTATAATAGTATTTTAAGTGAGAAACAGTTATTGATTGATATTTGTGACTATGCAGATTCTAAAAATATTCCTGTTTACTTTATAACTGGACTCAGTAGGAAAAATTCAAACCTTATTCCTGAAGATGATATACTATATAATAGATTCACTGTACTTTATTGGCCTACATATTGGTTTTCCTATTCACTATTATTATTCAACAGATTTGACACTAAAGAACACAATTCTAGTAACGGTCTAGACATAGAACTTATCACACCATATAGAGATTATGAACATACTTTTGTTTGTATGAATAATCAGCCACATATCCATCGTATCGCACTAATGGATATGTTTGCAAAATATGATTTGATAGATACTAATAAAATTAGTTTTAGAAAAGTAAAAGATGCTACATTTTACTATTGGCAAAATCCTAAAAGTTTATTTCTAGACCAAGAGAGTAATGAAGGTATAATATTTACCAGAGAGAACTTGCCTAATTGTTATAATAACTGTTTTATGCATGTTGCAGGTGAAAGTGATGGTCAAACTTTGTATACACTAAGCGGTAGTACTGTAATACCTTTACTCTTTAATAAACCATTCTTAAACTTAGGTCCTCAATATTTTATGAAACATCTTGAAGATTTAGGATTCTTGAAGTATAATGAAATTTTTGACTACTCTTATGATTCTATATCTAATATGGAAGAAAGAGCAGAAGTCTTTGCTAGCGAAATCAAAAGGATTGAAGGTTTGAAGAATCAATGGAAACAAATGTATTTCAAGATTTATCCAAAATTAGTTCACAATAGGAAACTTGCTTTAAAGTATGCATTTGATATTTCTCACTTTCCTCCTATATACATGCAACTATCACAGCAAGAATTTATCCCTGATGATGAGATACCTTACCCTTATTTTCATTATCCAAGTGTTTTTATGGGAAACTTAAATAATATCCATGATAAATTTCAGCAACAAAAATTACAATAGAATATTTTCTTTTGGATGTAGTTTCACTAGATACTACTATCCAACATGGGCAAATATAATAGCCAGTCAATTTCCTACGATCGATCACTTTATAAATTTCGGAGTGTCGGGCAGCGGTAATTCTTTATTATTCACTCGTCTGGCTCAAGTACACAGTAAATTTAAAATACAAAAAGATGATTTAGTTCTAATAATGTATCCTAGTTACACAAGAGAGGATAGATTTTTATCAGAGGGAATTTGGGATACTCCCGGTAATATATTTAATAGTAGCCTCGTATCTTCTGAAGCCTTAAATTTTTATAAATCTTATGGGTGTTACTTACACTATATGATCAGGGACATGTCATATATTTTTATGGTAGAAAGTTTCTTAGAAAAACTTGAATGCGATAAGTTTACCTTGTTGAGTGCAAGTCTTACTAACGTAGAAAATACTGTGGCTGATCAGAGTGCATCAATTCTTATTGAAGAAAAAAATAAGGATAATTACACAAATTTACTTAATACTTATAACTCATTATTGTTTAAATTTCCGATCTCTTACCACGAATTTTTATACAAAAATTATATATCCTTACAAAAACCAAGTGGAGTTAGACTTGGAAATGAACATGACAGCCATCCTAACCCACTACAAGTAGTAGAATATTTACAGCATATAGGAGTACAATTAAATCAGTCAGCACTTGACTATGCAGATATTCATAATAAGATTATTTTTAGTTGCCAAAGTTTAGACCAAGTAAAAATAGTATACAAGGATATGCAAGAAAAATATGATTATTATGTAAAGGCTAACGGTATCATATGAAACAATATCACGATTTATTAACAGACATATTAGAAAACGGGGAAGTGCGCGATGACCGTACTGGAGTAGGTACCATCAGCGTTTTCGCTAGACAAGTGCGGTTTGATCTACGCGAAAGTTTCCCTGCTATCACTACAAAAAAGTTAGCATGGAAAGCCTGTGTAGGTGAACTACTTTGGTTCTTAGAAGGCAGTCGTGACGAAAGACGATTAGCAGAGATCACACATGGAACTAGAGAAGGAGTTGTAACTATATGGACCCCAAACGCAATGGCAAGTTATTGGAAACCTAAGGCAGACTTTGAAGGTGATCTAGGTCGTGTATATGGTGTGCAGTGGCGTAATTGGCATAGCCCTGTACCAGATAGTCCACCGGATATTGACGATGACTATGGTCAATTTTGGTTCGATCCTAACGGTAAAGTTATTGATCAAGTACAAGCATTGATTGATGGATTGAAAAAAGATCCATATAGTCGTAGACATATACTATCAGCATGGAATGTAGGTGAATTGGAACTGATGGCATTGCCACCTTGTCATGTCATGAGTCAATATTATGTCAATACGAATAATGAACTCAGTTGCCATATGTATCAACGTAGTGCTGATGTCTTTTTGGGATTACCATTCAACATAGCAAGTTATGCGTTATTGACACATATGCTTGCTCAGGTCTGTGATCTAAATGTAGGCGAACTAATAATATCAACGGGCGATACCCACATTTATAAAGATCATATTGACCAAGTGAACGAACAATTACGTCGGGAGATGTATAAACAACCCACACTATGGTTGAATCCTGATATTAAAGACATTGATAAATTTACTATGGATGATATCAAGTTGATTGACTATCAAAGCCATGATACTATCAAAGCAAAGATGGCAGTATAATGCAAGAAGTAATCGTACATAGTATCATGATGGGTGATGTTGAAGATCCCGATCTATTCGTTGCGGAACCAATTTGGAAATGGCAACAGACAGATGAAGGTAAATGGGTAATGGAACATAGTCTAGAAAAGCCCATGTGGCGACGACATATGGATGTTACACACTATGGATACCGTTACGATATTATTGCTTATCTTGATGGTGCAGATTTGACATATTGGAAACTTAAGTATGAGTGATATATTAGTGACAGGTGGTTATGGCCTTATTGGTCATAACGTAGTAAGAAAATTACGTGATCTAAAACATAGAGTTTGTGTAGTAGATACAGAAACCAATTATGGTATCATACCACAAGATGAAATTGACTATCTTATGGTACAGCGTAAAAAAGTTACTGGCTCCGTTGAAAGTTATACACATGATATCAGCGATAGATTTTTAGTCAATCATGTATTCAAAAGATTCATGCCAGATATCGTTATACATATGGCAAGTTTTCCAAGACAAAAAGTTGTAAACGCTAATCCACCACATGGATCAAAAGTCATGAGTGAGGGATTACTAAACTTACTTGAAGAAAGCAAACTACATAAAGTAAAGAAGTTTGTTTATATCAGTAGCAGTATGGTCTATGGCGATTTTACAGATGACGTAACTGAAAATGCTATATGTCGTCCACAAGGACAATATGGTATCATGAAGTTAGCAGGTGAGTGGCTAACTAGAGATTATACACGCAGCACTGGTATGGCACATACTATCATACGTCCAAGTGCTGTATACGGACCACTTGATGTTGAAGATCGTGTTATCGCTAAGTTTATGTTGACTGCTATGCGCGGTGGTACACTCAAAGTCAATGGTGCCGGGGAAACACTAGATTTCACATATGTTGACGATGCTGCTGAAGGTATTGTCAGAGCAGCATTGAGTGACAATACAAACAATAAAACATATAATATCACAAAGAGCCATAGTCGCACATTACTTGACGCAGCAAAACTGGCTGTACAAATTGTAGGCAAGGGTAGTATTGATGTTCGTGACAAAGATGCCGACTTCCCAAGTCGCGGCGCACTAAACATTGATGCAGCACGTAATGATTTTGATTACGATCCAAAAGTGGACGTAGAAGAAGGCTTTCAAAAATACTATGACTGGCTAAGCAAGAGTGAGTTTTGGCAATCTAAACTCTAATGTTTTTCTATATCGGTCAAGATTGTCCTATCAAGTCTGCTGATAAAGTAGCAGACAAATTGTTTTTGGACAAAGGTTGGAACTGTCAAAATGTCAATGCTGTAAATTATTGGTATAAAGGATATAGTACTGATTGCGTTTTATCAGAACATATCACTGAGATAGTTGGTGGATACAAACCTAATGGCAAGTATGCTGTAATCAGTGAACGTGGTGACATATATCATCCATTACTACGTGGTTTTCCTGTTTACACAGATAAGGAAAATATAAAAACTAATATTCCATTAGACAATCTAGTAGATGATTATTACGATACATGTAAAATAAAAAGAACATCTACTATATCATTAGAAGAAGCCTCAATACAAATCAATGAAGTCCTAAAAGATAACGTTGTAAACTTTTTTAGATATAATAAAATAGACAAACTCAATGTATTGTTTAGTGCAGGTATAGACACCCTTACTGTTTGGTCTATAGTAGATAGTTTAGGATATGATTATGATTTACATATACACACTCCTAAACCCGGAAATCATTTTGGAGTCAAACAAGAATATCAATCTGATCTAATAGACTTATGTAGAAAGAAGTTTTGGGGCTATACCATGACCAGTTGTTATACAAAAGAAAACTGGTACATTACTGGTTTCTATTCAGAAAGAATACAACTTAGGGAAGTTACACAAGGACATGCCATTGCTAACTATGTGGGCAAAAAACTACATGAGATTCCTACTAGAAAAGATTACCTCTATTATTTCTTACAAAGACCTAACAGAAAAATCAATAAAGAACCTACATTAACAAATGAACAAGATTTATTAGACCATTGCAATCAAAGTGTTTATTATGATCATCAAATGTGGCATATAGATAACAATTATCATTTTAGTCCTTTTTATGATATAAGAATCACTAATATTGTAAATCAACTATCATTAGATGATATAGTAAGCAATGCACTCAATGCCATAATACAGAAAAATATTATAAAATATAACAGACCGGAGTTCTTACAACTATTATCAGATTATAAAAATACAGGTAATATTTGGGCTAATTATAAAAAGAACTTTAGTAAAATTACATTACGTGAAAATATAAACAAATTTATTATCTAATATGATACCTTTTTTTGGTTTAGACAGACAATATCGTAATCTCAAAGACGAACTTTTAGATGCTACTGATAAAGTATTATCTAGTGGTAATCTAATGAACGGTGAGTATACGGCTAAGTTTGAGACTTGGTTGGCTATGCGTACTAAGACTATGTTTGCTATCACAGTACATAGCGGTACACAGGCATTAGAGATCATAGCCAAATGGTCTAAACTTGAACATGATCTACTTATGAATGATGAATTAGATCCTATTCATAATGTCAAACCTATAGTTCGTATACCCAACATAACTTATGTAGCAACACTCAATGCCTTCATCAACACTGGATATGAAGTTGAATTGATAGACACAGATAAGAACGGATTGATGTTATTTGATAATAGTAATAACCTATTAGATGACTTTACTAAACACACTTGTAATGTAGGACTTTATGGTGCTAACCCGCACCGCACCCCTGCAGGATTGAATGATATAGTAGATGGCGCGCAGCATTGGCTTGTAGCTAATGATATAGGTCAAGGTATGGCTATCAGTTTTGATCCTACAAAGAATTTACCAGCAAGCGGTAACGGTGGTGCCATCGTAACTAATGATCGTAGTCTATATGATTTTGCATATAGTTATCGTAGCAATGGTAAGCACGAACACGAATTATCAGGTACAAATAGTAGAATGAGCGAACAAGAATGCGCTCAACTATTAGTCAGAGCAAAGTATATTGATAAGTGGCAGTGGCGTCGTAAAGAAATACGTCATTATTATCTTGATGAATTTAAAAATATTGATTTACGTTGCTTGAGTTGTGATCATATGATACACTCCGATCAAAAGTTTGTAGTTTATAGTGACAAGCGTAATGAATTTCAAAAGCACCTAGCAGATGCAGGTATTGAAGTCAAAGTTCACTATTCACACGCACTTAGTGAATTGCCATTAGCAAAAAAAATAAAAATCAAACCTGACATGCTGAGTGTTAGTGTGATGCTAACAAAGGGATTACTAAGTTTACCGATCTATCCTGAGTTATCAGACAGTGAAGTAGAGTTTATTTCAAAAACAGTCAAACAATTTTTTTAATAGATTTATTAAAGTAGTCTAATAAGTTTAAAATATTTTCTTGGGTATTGCTTGATAATTGTGTAAATGGATCTATTTTATTTTGTTGCTTAGGAAGGTCGGGATACAAATCAAATTCTAAATCTTCATAACATATAATTTCACAATTAGTTTTATCAAGTTTATGCCATTTTATTATTCTATCTACTAAATTTTTTATTACATTATATTCAACAGTTACATTCTCATAAATTTTTACAGATTTCTTATACTGTACAGTGCCATATGCTAGAGTATAACTTGATATCTGTCTTTTTATATCTTTTCTATATAAAAATATATTTTTATCAGCGATATCAAACAATGTATTATAGGATAAATCGCTCATAGGTGCGATATGATTGTAAAAAATACTAGGGTTCTTTTTATGATTATGTTTAACTAGTAACTCAAGTCTATATTTTTCTTCATGATCACTACTACAAATTCTTTTTTCTGATTTATTTTTATACGATATAGATTGGCGAAGATGATCCAATGTATAATACTTATAATAACAGCCGTTCTCGTACTCATACACAAAATCATTGTAATTTGGTTTTATATAATTTATAAAATGATATTGATTTAGATATTGTGTGTACAGTTGTGTTCTTTTGTTTTCAGAAGTATATTTTCTGAAAAGGTATTGACTATACCAATTGCTTCCGGTTCTAGGAGTCGTCCACAAGTTGACTATCATTATTCTTTGCTAATACTATCAAATATTTCTTTTTGCTTGTGGTACCATTCTTTCCACATAGCATTTTGAGCAGCGCACATATGGTGCTTGTTGTAGTTTCCCACTACAGTAGTTAGGAACTCGCTAAACAATACTTTGTCTTTACCAATTTTATCTAACTTTTCACACTCAACAAGTAATATCTCTGGTGCTTCGGGGAACTTAGCAGTGACAGGAACCGTAGTACTACAGCCCGCTAAACCTACAATTGCTACGCAAAATAGTAGTAGTTTTTTCACTTACTTTCCCCTTCTGGCTTGACCACAGTAATTGTATTCTCTGTTGGTGCCTCATTTGCGGCTGACATGTCATGCGCTTTTATAGCGACTTCTGGCACTGTACAGTTACTATCAAATACTTTTACTTCTCTATCTATATATTCAACAACCTTCTGGCCCTTCAATCTTATGTATTCTTTTTCAGTCACTATCTTTTCTACTATCTCTACGTTGGTCTTTTGTGATTCTGCTTGGGCAGCAGCGACCTTTGCTTCCATCTCTTTTACACGTAGTTCCCATTTGGCTTTCTCGGCTAAACCCCCCTCGAGGTACACGCCTAATGATAACAGTAATAGACTTATGATCTGTATTGGGAGTTTATACTTACTGACAAAGGGTATAAACCCTAACACGAAACCAGCAATGGTTCCAACAATACCTGCTAGAAAAATGAGATGGACTACAAATTCTGGTAACCAGTTGATTATCCACATAAAGATATTTATGCGATAAATAATAGAAACAGGGATAATCCTATGGCAATAGAACTAGTCAATATCGGCGCAAATCCAAACGACGGAGAGGGCGATCCATTACGTACTGCGTTTAGCAAGATAAACAACAACTTTATTTGGACGCAACAAACAGCCACTGAGATTTCAAGTTCGGTCACACTTGACGATACTCCCAATCAAGGTATATGGGAATACCCTGCTGACGAATTTACACAAGCACTACTTCAAATACATAGTTTTCGTGAAGGTACTAATGATAGTCAAAATGCACTAATAGGTGCAAGTATTCTTAACGATTTGTCTGATGTTAAATTTACAATTTATGGAATAACAAATACTGGTAATTGGTTAACACAATATGATATGGATGTGTTTGATGGTAATGTGCGTTTATTAGTTTCTCCGTTACAAGACCAAGTCATCACTCATTTTATTGCCTACCAAGTAACTTGGATAGGTGATTTAGGTATTGGATCAACAATGATTGCCGAGGGCGGGGCAGGATTAGTCACTGAAACAGGTAATGTCTTAATTACCACAGAAGGTTAAGATGCGCGCCAAAGAATTTTTAACAGAACAACAATTAAGTAATGTCCATGACGGAATGGATGTCGCATTCATGGCATTACCATATACGTACATAATTCCTGAACTTTCCAATAGCAACTTCTATGATCTTTATCGTTTTGGAGTAGCCATAGCAGCAGTTAGAGGTGAAGGGGGTAGCGAAGATAACGTGCAGGATAAAAATAGACCTAAATTCAGACCTGAAAGCAAATGGGGCAAGCATCCTACAATAAGCAGTTTTGATCCCAATGTAGGTAAAGTAATTGATAAAGCATTGGCTAAAGTTAACAAACACGGAAAAAAATCAGTAAGTAGTCCGGGCAGTGAAGAAATGAAGGACACATATAAAGGCTCTCCTATAAAAGCATTTAAAGGTTATAGTAAATGAGAGCAAAAGAATTTGTAACGGAGCAAAGAAACAAACCTAGCAAAAGACAACATTACGCTAGTGTGGGTTTGCATACCTTTACTAACACAAATTATGATAGAACATATGATTTAAATCGTGTGATGATGGCTGTTGCATCAACTGATGGTAAAACTAGACCAAATCTAGAAGGAGAGAGTTGGGCAGCAAAACAAAATACTGCTCATGCTTATACAGAAGTAGAACAAAATATGCTTGAGCTTGCATTTGACGCAGCTGGTATACCTTATACTGATCTTAATAAAGGTGATTTAAAAAGTCGTGAATTACCTAGCATATATACACAAAGTCCTATAAAACCATTTAAAGGCTACGAATAATTTTTTGCACATTTCTTATTAGTATAAGTATTAAAAACTAATAGGAACACAGATGCAAAACTTAATTGATATAAATCAAACACTTGATCTTGTTAAGTTAAAACTTTACAATGAATGGCTTTATACTGCCCACATCTATGATGAGGGTGATAGCAATATGCATAAAGGATTGACAACCAAGATTGTTGAAAAATATATTGACCCGCTTAATATTCCAAAAGATGCACATATTTTAGATTTAGGTTGCGGTCCTGGTTATTTCCTAGATGAAATGAAAAAGCGCGAATACACAAATGTTCATGGAGTCACATTAAGTCCGGGTGATATTAAAACGTGTGAAGAAAAAGGTCATATAATAAAAAAGTACGACTTGTCATTCTTACCTCAAAAAGATGGATATTATGACGAAAGCGTAGACTTTATTTTCTGTCGCCATGCATTAGAGCATAGCCCTTATCCTATCTTTACATTGATGGAATATAATCGTATATTAAAGCAGGGCGGGCAAATCTATATAGAGGTCCCGGCCCCTGAGTGCGATAGAATGCATGAATATAATCTCAACCACTATAGCATCTTAGGACAACATCAATTAGCAGCCCTATTACAAAGAACAGGATTCAAAAGTAATAAGTTTGAAGCAATTGAGTTCGGTGTAGGAGTACCTACCCTAAAAAATGAAGATGGCTCTATTAGAGAGTTAAAAGAAAAATATTATTGTATTCTTGCAACTAAAGACCGTCCATTAGACATCAAGTAATACAGTCCCAAAACGATAAATACTCTCATAGATAACCATTTATGAGAGTATTTTTATGGCTGAGCCAGATCCAAGCGAAGTAACACCATGGTATAAGATGGGGTTGGGAAAAACTGACCAACTAACGGAGAATATATGAGAATAATAAAAATAATATTACCGTTATTACTAATAGCAGGATGCGATGGACATTATCGTTATCCTTGTCAAGACCCTGCAAATTGGGGTAAGTTAGAATGTAATAATGATGTATGTAAGGCAGAGGGTAGTTGTACAAGTGATGTACTTGCTCCTGCTGGTAGTAGAGAATTTGGTAGTACTCAAACTGAACTTTCTACAGAGGATAGTGAAACTGAAATAAGTAATGATACTTGCTCTAAGACAATAGATCAGGCTGAATATGTTGATAACAACAAACAAGTTGACTTTAGAGTAAAAAGAATAGAAGTACCAAAAGAAAAGATTGAACCAGTTGTTATGGGGGCAGAAGGTAATGAGTATGAAGTACCAAGCAGAACTCCACCAAGTATGGATGAAGAAGCACCACTCACAATGAATACAGTTGTTGATACAGCAGCACATAACGCTGCTACAAAGTAAGAGGTTTATATGGGTCAGAGATATACAGAAGCAGAATTAATGACAAGAATGAAATTCACTATAGGCTTAGCATTAGCCTTTTGCCTTGTAGGCATCGTGTTCGTCATTCTATACTCATTGATATTCGTCACACAGCCGATTGGTTATCAAAGTCCAAACGATGCTGAATTCTTCAAGTTGATTACTCCAATCGCAACATTTTTGACAGGTATATTGTCAGGCATTATGTTGGGTAAGAGTAACGAAACTCCAGAGAAGAAAGAAGAACCAGCATTAGGTCCTGCTAAGGAACCGTTGGAACTTGATGAGGACGAAATAGCCTAATGAGTTTGAAAAGTTTACAAGCAAAGATCGGCGTACCAGCCGACGGGGCTTGGGGTCCAGGCACATTCAAATCAGCAATGGCTTATTATAAGTTCACGCCAGTTCGTGCCGCACATTTCTTTGCTCAAACAGCACATGAAACAGGCGGATATAAAGCATTTAGCGAAAATTTAAATTATAATGCTGCTGGCTTAGTAGGGATATTTAAAAAGTATTTCCCAGATATGGCAACAGCAAATCGTTATGCACGCCAGCCAGAAAAGATCGCTAATCGTGTATATGCTTCACGTATGGGCAATGGACCAGAGGCAAGTGGCGACGGTTGGAGATATCGTGGTCGTGGCGCATTACAGTTGACTGGCAAAGATAACTATCAAGCATTCGCAAAGTATTGTAATCGTCCCGATGTAATGAGTAATCCAGACATTGTTGCTACTGATTTAGCCTTTGAAAGCGCAATGTTTTTCTTTGAAAGAAACAAGTTATGGGCTATTTGTGATAAAGGTGTTAGTGATAGTGCAATATTAGCACTGACTAAAAAGATCAATGGTGGTACGCATGGTCTTGCTGATCGTAGCGAGAAAACAAAAAAATACTTTATGTGGACAGCGGGTGCAAGTCCCGTCGTGGCAGTTTCAGCACCTCAAGCAACAGCACCAAGTACACCTGCATTATCAGTTACACCTGACATGCAACTTAGCCCACATTTTAAATTAAATGAGTTTACAAAAAGTGATACAGCAATCAGAAAAAGAATTGACAACACACCAGGACCAGTACATGCAAAAAATCTACAAAAAGTCTGTGAAAAAATACTTGAACCAGTTCGTAACCACTTTAAAAAACCAGTTCGTATTAATAGTGGCTATCGTGGTCCTGCTCTTAATTCCGCTGTTGGCGGATCCAGCAAATCACAACATTGCAATGGAGAGGCCGTCGACTTTGAAATTGACGGACTTGCCAATCCTGAACTAGCAAAGTGGGTTAGTGAGAATTGTGAGTTTGATCAGATCATACTTGAATTCTACAATCCTAAAGAAGGCCCAAACAGTGGCTGGGTACATGCCAGTTACGCAGAAGGTGCTAATCGCAAACAGAAACTAACTGCTGTAATGGAAAAAGGTAAAACAGTTTACAAGCCCGGGTTTGTTGTATAAGTATACGTATGGCACAAGCCGATACACTAATCAAAAGTCCTTATGTAAAAACGGTCTTCAAAACTGATAAAGAGTTAGAAGATTTTGTAAAGTGTTGTGATTCACAAACTGGTTATCTATATTTCATGGATAATTTCTTTTATATACAACATCCTACTAAGGGTAGCATGTTATATCATCCCTATAAGTATCAAGAACGACTAATCAATACTTATCATACGTACAGATATAGTATAGCACTCATGCCTAGACAGAGTGGTAAAACAACAAGTGCTGCAGGCTATCTATTATGGTATGCTATGTTTGTTCCTGATTCAACTATTTTGATTGCTGCTCACAAATATGCTGGCGCGCAAGAAATCATGCAACGTATTCGCTATGCTTATGAAAACTGCTCAATGCATATTAAAGCGGGTGTAGCGACATATAACAAAGGTAGTTTATTCTTTGATAATGGTAGCCGTATCGTATCAGCCACGACAACTGAAAATACTGGTCGTGGTATGTCTATCACATTGTTATATCTTGACGAATTCGCGTTCGTAAGACCAACAATCGCTGAACAGTTCTGGACATCTATCACACCAACTCTAGCAACTGGTGGTAAGGCTATCATTACAAGTACGCCAAACAGTGACGAAGATCAATTCGCATTGATATGGAAAGGTGCTAATAAGACCGAAGATGAGTTCGGTAACAAGACTGATGTAGGCAAGAACGGATTCAAAGCATATAGAAGTTATTGGCATGAGCAGCCCGGACGTGACGAGAAATGGGCTGAAGAAATGCGTAGTCAGTTGGGACAAGACCGTTTCAATCGTGAAATCGGTTGCGAATTCATTATCGCCGACGAAACACTGATTAACCCAAACACACTTATTATGCTAGAGGGACAAGAGCCTTTAGATCGTATGGGTCAAGTACGTTGGTATAAGAAACCAACAAAGGGCAACTTATATGTAGTAGCATTGGATCCAAGTCTTGGTACAGGAAGTGATCCTGCTGCTATACAGATATTTGAAGCAAATACTACAGAACAGATAGGTGAATGGAAACATAATAAGACAGAGATTCCCCAACAGATTAAATTAGTAGCAGAAATAAACAAATATATTGTGGAATGTACAGGGGAACCTAATAACTTATATTATAGCCTTGAAAACAATAGCATAGGCGAGGCAGCACTGATATCTTTAAATGAATTCGGGGAAAGCAATATTCCAGGTATATTTTTTAGCGAGACCGGCAAAAAACGTAAGGGTTTTAATACAACACATAAAGTCAAATTGACTGCTTGCGCTAAGTTTAAAACATTACTAGAAAGCAAAAAGATGAAATTACATAGTCGTAGTCTTATATCAGAACTTAAGACATTCGTTGCTCTGGGGGGTAGCTATAGTGCTAAAGTAGGAGAAACTGACGATTTAGTGATGGCCACACTACTTGTAACTAGGATGCTCCAGCAACTTACCGATTTCCATTATGACTTAGAAACTCAAATGCGCGACCATGATGAGGTTATACCCCCATTACCGTTTTTTGCCGTCCTTAGTTGAAAAATTGAATAAATAATATTATGGCTCTTAAAGTAGAAAGAAAAATGGCAGAACTTTATGATGAGTTACATAACCGCGGTTATGAACCATACGCATTAGACCGTACGGGCAAAAAGACTCTCGACCCTGAAAAGGCACTAACTATAGGATTCACATTACGTGACGAGAACGGTGTTAAATCGGATCCTGCCTATATCTCTATGGATAAAAAGCCTAGAAAAGATATTATTACTTCAACTATTTGGGTAGACGGTGAAGTTATTAGAAGTCCAGAATTTCAAACATTTCATAAGTTTATTAAACCATGGGTCCTCAATAAAATCGGTGACTTTGAAATAAGAAAGTCAGACCACTTTCAATTTGATATGCAAAAAAGGGCGAAACACAAAATGCAACAAGAAAAAGATACTATTGCTGAAGGATATTATCCTTTAGGTAAGAAAACAAGTTACAGCGATAATGTTCCAACTGTAAAAATTATAATTGAGCATAATCGTGCTATTGAAGAAGGTGAACAAAGATTCCGTAATGTACATAGAATTTTTGTAGAAAATATGTCCGGTGAAAGATTTTTGTTACCAACCGCTCGCCCAGGTCTAGCAAGAGTTTATGCACGCCATATAGCAGAGGGCGGTACTCCTTACGATGATAAGGCAAAACATATCACAACATTAGTTGAAGAATATACAAAGATGGCTGGATTCGTCCGCGCTACTAAGAACGGTCAATTTAATGAATCAACACAGCGTTTGATTAATGAAGGATTAAATCATTATTCAAGTTTACGTGAAACACTAACACGCCTTACTACTCATCGTGGTTACACGAAGTATTTTGAAAGTTATACTCCTGTACTAAATGAAGAAACCGATGACACAGAAAATTTAAATGAATTGTTTGTACAGGAAACACTTGACCCACGCATTGAAAGTGTAATGCCTATTTTAAAAAGATTGAGTAAGAATTTACAAGAAATGAATGAAGTAAATGAACTTGCTGAATGGTCACAACAAATATTAGAAGGCGGCGACGGCGGCGAGGCAAGCGAAGAAACTGACGGCGATACTCCCGGTGATGCCGGAGAAGGAGGCGCCGAAGATGTTAGTGAAAATATAGACAAAAAAAAAATTGCAAATAGCCAAGAAGTTGCGTCAGTAATTGCAAAAAGTTTTGGTGGCGAAAAAGGGTTAACAAGCGATGACATCTATAGTGCTATAGATGAGTATAAAGAATTATTAGCAGAAAAAGGCTACGATGTCAACGAAGATAAAGTAGCACAAATATTAATGGACAAGTTAAATATCCAACTTGACGAAAAGATGGATTCAACCACTGCTAGCCTAGCAGTTTCAGCAGATGATATGTTAGATGAAGCACCCGGTGCAGAAACATTAGCACATAATCAGTCAACAGAAAAATCAAATCTAAAAGCATTTGATTTAGATGAAGGGTTCAGTCCTAGCGAAGAAGTCGCAGATATGATCATACAAAGCATGGGCGGAGTTGGTAAACTAACAAGTGATGATATCTATCGCGTAATTGATGAATATCAATATCATATAATGGATAATCCAGAAAGATTGGATGCGGATGAAGTCGCACAGATCATCTTTGATAAATTGCACGGTAAAGGTATCATGGTTCCAGATATCGCTGAAGGCTCAGGAGACGCACCAATTGAACTAATGACGGACAAAGAATTGGCAGATTATTTGGGCGTTAGTGTATCTTTTGTCAGACAAGATCGTAAAAGAGCAGAACAAGCAGCCCGTGATAAAACTGATGATGTTACTGAAGCAGAAGATGATGCTGATTTAAGTAATAAGAATATGGCTCAACAGACAGCCTACATGCAAAAAAATCAAATGCCTAATGATATAGCAGTACCAGCAGATCAGTTTAAAGATAATCCAGAAGCAGCAAAATTAATGAAGTCTGCACAAAATAAAGATGGCACATATAGTTTTAGTAGAGGCATGGGACGTGCTGTTGATACAATAATGCCAGTAGCCAGCGATTTCGGCAGAACAGTAGGTAAGTTTTATTATAGAGATGCCCCTGGAATGACACAGAAATTTCAGAAACAAGATCCGGAAGGATTTAAGAAAGCATATGATGCCGGCACTGATGCTGACAGAGCAGAAATGGATAAAAATTTAGCAATAACACCAGCACAAGCAAAAGCAAATTATAAACAATATCAAGGTGATCTTGACAAACAAATGACTGATCAAGGTTATAGCAAGTATGGATATAATTATAATACACAACCAGTGGTTGGTAGAATTAAAAATGCAGGTGCATGGGTAAAAGACAAATTTAACGAAGAAGAAATAGAAGAAGATTTAGATGCTAACCAAAAGCGTGTAGGTCAATTAGGCCCGACTGAAAAGGTCAAAAACAATAATATTGGTAAATTAGTTGGTGCAAGTGAAAGTGTTGAATTGGATAGAATAAAAGCACTTTCGGGAATAAAGTAATATTTTTTACACACACTTCGGTGATATATAATATTGACACAGCGTGATATTCGTGTAGAATATCATTATGTGTTAGTTGTCTCCTAGACAACTCAACATAAAAACACATTTAGGCTCAACATAGGCATTTACAACATAGGAGATTATATATGGCAAGTCTAGCAGATATCCGTGCCCGTATCATGGCACAAGAAACAAAAAGAACAGGTCAGGGTCAACGTACCCAAAGTGATAACGCAATCTATCCACACTGGAATATGGACGAAGGCACTACAGCCACGATTCGTTTTCTTCCAGACAAAGATTCAAACAACACATTTTTCTGGGTAGAGCGACAGATCATCAAGTTGCCATTCAATGGTGTCAAGGGTGATCCAAACATGAAGCAAGTAGTTGTA